TTGAAGAAGAAGAAGATGATCCTTCTTGCAAGGCTGATGGCTCGCCTTTTTCAGGTATCGATATGAACCTGGTTGAAGCCATTTTGATCTTTGTTCGCCAAGTGTGGCGTTCACGGGATTATGAGGATTTTGGGATTGCAGTTTTGCAATTCCTTAAGTCCTACACGGGAATGTCCGTGTGCAGTATGTTTGGAGCTGTGGTGTTAAAAGTCACCGAAATGTTCAAACAATGTCGCTCGAAGTTGCAGAGTGATGACGAGGAGAACCCTTTCTCCAAGTTACGAGAACTTATGGCTAAGGCCACTGCTCTCACGCAACATTCCCTGCTTGTGAAGATGAAGCGGATCCTATGGTATTTATTATCATTTGGCACGCTCGTGAAGATGGGTATCTCGTTTGATACTTTCTTCTATACTAAAGCGGAAGAGGAGGCACTGATGAAACAGTGTTCTTCTAAGGGAAGTTTTCTCTTTGCCGTCTTTGATGGTTTCGCAGCTCTTTTTGAGAGGCTGCTGGACTGTTATAGAACCGGTAGTTGGAGTCCTCTTCTAGCGAGTGGTTCTTCCTACTCGAAATGGTCAGACACTGTTTATGAACTGCGTGTTCAGTCGCAACAGTTGGCCAACCCAGAAGCCTGTGGGTTTACATACCACGGTTTCTTGGGTAAAATGGAAGAAGCCCTGGAGCAGGGTCGTGCCATCGTCAAGTATGAGACTGACAAATCCGTTGCTAACGGAATGAAGAAGTTACTCTCGGAACTTGAGATGATCAAAGCCACAGAATGCACCAAGAAGGCAGCGCGTGCGTCGAGAGATGCACCATTTTCACTGCTGTACTATGGTGGTTCTAGTTTGGCCAAGACCACACTCCAGGACCTCACGCATTCGCACTTTGCTAAAATCCACGGTTTACCCGAAGGAGATGAGTTTAAGTACACGCGTACATGCCAAGATGAATTTTTCTCTGGTTTCAATACGCAGATGTGGAGTATCATCGTCGATGATATTGCGAATTTGAATCCGAACTTAGGTTTGGATCCATCTATGAGTGAGGTTTTACAGATCCGGAACAACGCACCATTTTGTCCGCCCCAAGCCGAGTTGGCTGATAAAGGTAAGACACCGATGATGTGCAAGTTGTTTCAAGCTTCAACAAACTCCAAGGACTTGAATGCGCATGCGTATTATACGAATACCTTGGCCATCATGCGTCGCTTTAACTTTATTGTTACTGTGACTTTGAAGGCTGAATTTTCGCAGCTTGT